GCTTTATTTAAGCTTAGCTAATGCCGATGGCGGCAGCGGGGGTAGTGCCTCTTGTGTAGATGAAACTTTTAACGCGCTAAATTCTGTCCCTGCCCTTGGGTTTTCATATGCCTTAAGTTATATAGCATTATCTACTACCGATGGCGGCAGTGGTGGCTCTTTGTCTTTCGTAGAATCTACTTTTAACTCATTACTAGATATAACTTCATAATATGGCAACATTACTAGACAAAGCAAGTATTATTATTCCAAAGGGTGCGGCAAGTAAAGCAAGTGTTTTATATGCGACTTCAAACGACGGGGCAACGCTTATTCCGATTAGTACGGTGCAGAATACAGCGAACCTAACTAGAATCAATGAGGCGGGGTTGATTGAAGCGGTAGACGCTAATGTTTTGCCGCGTGACTTTACAAATGGCGGTTGTGGGGATACTGCTATATGGCCGCAAAGGACGAATATATTTTTGCGATCTAATGAAATTGATAATGCCTCTTGGGCAAAAGGTAATTCAGGAGGCGGAATCCTTCCAGTTGTTACAGCTAATTATGCAATATCGCCCGATGGAACTAATAACGCTGACAGGGTGCAACTTTCAAGAACAGGAACGGCAGCAACTGACAGAAGTTTTATTTCTCAAACCGTGACAGGCGCTTTAAATACAAACTATTCCAATGGGGTTTGGTTAAAATCAAACACTGGGGTAAACCAAAACATTTTAATTTTAGGTAATTTTGGAACAGGATCAGTAAAAATTGTAACCGTAACTAATCAATGGCAGAGGTTCCAAGCAAACCTAGCCAACACAGGCGGGTCTACTAATGTAAACATAACAGTCGGTTTGGGTTATACCGCAATGACAGAAACTAGCGCAGATATTTTAGTTTCTTACGTGCAAGGAGAGGCAGGAGATTATCCTTCAGCCAATATTAAAACAGAAGGCAGCACCGAAACCCGCGATGCAATGGTGCCGAGCAAAACGAGCGCATCGGCTTTAATCGGGCAAGCAAGCGGTGGTATTTATTTTGAAATAGCACCCTTCACCACAACGGAAAGTAGAATAAGTTTATCCGATGGCACGGACGATGAAAAAGTAGAAATACTATTAGACACTAATATCACCTTAGACTTAAACACAAGCGCAGGAACAGATACGCTGTTAGCTAACTTAGGAACAGTAGCCGCTAATACATGGACGAAGATAATAGCGCGATACTTAGTCAACAATATAGCACTTCACCAAAACGGAGTGCAGTTAGGAGAGAATCTAAGCGGTGCGGTTTTTTCAGGGACAACGCTAAACACTATTCAATTTGCAGCATTTGACGGGTCGACTCCTTTTTACGGACGGTTTAGAGAAATGGTAATTTTTGATGATTCACCAACTCAAGCAGAATCTAATTCAATAACTTAATTATGCCATTTTACGTTTACAGATTAAAGTATTCTACCCAAGCCGCGTTTAATTCCGCGATGCTCACTAAAGGCGTTCTGATAGATAGTCAAGACCACGGAATAATTAACGGACAAAATACATTGGCGGTTGTTCGTCTAGGATTAAACCCAATAAATCAATCGGCCTCGTATAACGCGGCAGGCGAAGAACTAACAGCAGCAACTTTTTTTAGCGGCTACCACGCGGATATTAAAGTGACAGATGCTTTAGAGTTTACTAGTTTAAATCAAGTAACCCCTAGTAATCCAATGCACGGGGTTAAATGGGCTGCTGGTGCGATTAACTTATGATACAAACAGCATTATTAATCGCTTTATTTTCGTTTCTCTTTGCCGCGTTCCGAGAACTTTCCGAGCATGGAAAAGAGGGCGGGTTTATCGGCTGGGCCAATTGGTGGAACACGCCTTTAAGCTGGACGAATAAACACAGCTGGGGGCCTGATTGGTTACCGAGGTGGGTGTTCGGTTCTGCTTTAGTTTGGCTTACCGATGCCGAACACTTTTTTCAATTTCTTAGCCTTCTTTGCTTTTTGGCAATCGTCTATATATTAGGCGGCTGGCAAATGGCTTTAGTTGCCTACATGGCCCAAGCCTTCGCGGGATTTATAAAAGCATTTACCAATATCAAATGAAATTAACAAAAAACTTTAGCTTACACGAGTTCTTAGATTCGCGATTTTTTAACGAGGCGGAACAGAAACGAGTAAAAGAAAGCTACCGAGACAATACTTTTGAATTAGAACCTAACCTAATTATCTTAGCTGATAACTTACAAGTGCTTAGAGATCACTTAGACGCTCGGATTGATATCAATATCAGCTACCGACCTAAGTGGTACGAACTAAGCCGAGGGAGAAGCGGAACAAGTCAGCACGTAGAATTAAAGGCCGCTGACATTTCGGTCGTTGGTTGGTCACCTCAAGCCGTAGCGAATGAGATTGAAAAGCTTATCGAAAATGGTAAGATGGTAGAGGGTGGGGTAGGTAGATATCACATGTTTACGCATTACGATATTCGCGGAACGTCAGCACGTTGGAACGGATGAGAGGGTATTTAATAAAAGACAATTAAAATGCCTAAGCATATTCTCAATATTCTAAATGCTACCGATGAACTGGAATTTTTTATGAAGTTTATGATTTGGTTTTTAGCAATTTTAGTTCCAATCTACGACGTAACGGGAGCGTTAATAGTATTAATAGTTATTGATCTAATTACGGGTATCGGTGCAAGCTTAAAAAACCAAGTAAACTTTAAATGGGAAAAAATTGTAAATACATTCACCAAGGTAATTATATACTCTTTAATACTATTAGCAGGCTGGGTAGTCGAGAGTAAGATAATGCCCGCTATTCCGCTTATGCGATTAGTGGCGGGGTTTCTTGCCTTAACAGAATTGCGATCGATACTTGGGAACTTTAAAAACATTTTCGGACTAGATATGTGGGAATATATCCGTTCGGCCATCCGTAATCAAAAGATATCTGACCTGCCAGAACCAAAAGGAAAAGCTAAAGAAAATGAAGGTTAAATGGAGTCATGTTTTAATAATTGCAGCGTTATTTCTGGGCTTATTTATCGGCCGAAAAACTAAATCCGCTGATACTATTCGTGTAACTAAAACCGTAACCGATACTATTAAACAAGAAATACGGATTGACAGCTTAATATACGTCACTAGCATCGTTAAGACACGCTCCAAAATAGACACGCAAGCAGTTATAGAGAGTTATTATAGTCAGAGGCTAATTGATACCACGATAGTAATTAACCAGGTTAGAATTAAGTTTACAGGGACGCTATATGAGAATCATCTTAGGGACGTGAACTTTACGATTCAGAATATTAGACCTACTCAAATTGTAAAGGAGATGAAATGGTCTATTTTTGCCGGCGCAAGTGTAGGGCGGGAGATATTCGCACCAACCGTAGCGGTGCAATATGACAAGCACAACATAGGGGTTGGTTACAATCTTTTGGGCGATAATCAAATTATTTTATCGTACCGCTATTTATTGTGGGAAAAATAACAGTACATTAGCCATTCAATAAAGGGATTGTTTAGTAGTGTTTTCATAGTGCATGTTTAAATTTGGCTGGAAGCCTCGGAGAAGTTCGGGGCTTTTTTTGTACATTTGAATAACTACAAACAAATTGTGGATGATTTCACATATCAAAGTCCCCCTCTTATAACAAGCATATTTGACTGGGCATAATATTAGCCTCACTTTAATAGTGGGGCTTTTTTGTGTTGTATATGTAAAATAATAGTATTACATTTGCCTAACTAAAAACAAATTTTAAAACTAAAACAATGAAACAAGAATTTGAAATGACACAGGCGGAAATGAATGATATTATTTCCATTAACAAAAGTAACATGCCAGTAATGAAGATAGGTAATGTGATTACGGGAATGAACTTACAAGAGCGTATTAACGAATACTGGAGTGGGTTATCTGACAAATACGGGTTTAAACAAATGACCGTAGAGGGCAGCGGCAAAGGTGCTTTGTTTTTTTTAGCTGAGTCTAAGCCAATAGTAAAGCCTAAGACTCGCACAGAGATAGAAATGGATAAGTACGACTCGCTGCAAAAAATTGTAGATCAATTAAAAGGCTGCGGGTATGAGTGTGAGGCAGGGGGATTAATTATGAATGTTGCTTTTATGAAGCTAGAGTTAATGGCTAAAAATTAAACCCAACACTATGATATTCACAGAAAAAGCAAAAGCGTTTAACCACCTTGTAATCGCTTGGCAATCCGACACCGAAAAAGTGCGCGTGGCATTCCAAGAGCAAATTAGAATTTGCCAGCTGCTACCGGTGGATCACCCGCAACTAGAACTTGCTACCAATCAACTCCACGAGTACAGCCACCTATTAAAATTCAAACTTAACAACCCACCTAAATATAAATAAACATGAGCAACGAGAAAACACATTGGATGCAATCACCGAATAAGAACTACCTCGGACATTGGGATTTACCTGAGAGCGGAGAGTTAAACGTAACTATTGAGTCTGCACAATGGGAAGCAGTTAAAGACCCCGTAAGCGGACGAAGTGAGTCTAAACGAGTAGTAAGGTTTAAAGAACCGATTAAGCCGTTTATATGCAATCAAACTAATGCGAACGCTATTGTAAGATCGAGCGGGATTAAGTTTATGGAGGACTCGCAAGGTGTTACCATTTGCCTGTTTGTCGATACTATTGATGATCGCAGAACCAAGGAAAAGGTAGACTGTATTCGAGTGAAAACTATTAACCCTTATACCTTAGAGGTGTTACTTGCTTTAAGGGATGAAAAGTTTACGCTTCTTAATGATAATATGCAAGCGCGCTTAAATGACATTGTAACCAATGAAGAAGCAAGTTCATACGCGAAAACTATTAAGTACTTAGAGACTCTTAAGTAATGATTAGCAGAGTAGCCAACTTTAGCAGCTCAAGCGCACATAGATTAATAGGCGCGGGTAAGCGACCAATGACAGCGGACGAACTAGCGGCCAGACCTAAGACAGGGGTCGGTAGCGCGGTTAAGCAGATTGAAGACATCACAATGTTAGGGTCCACTACCATTAGTTACATAAAGGAGAAGGTACGCGAGGAGAAACTAACACGATCACTACAAGCCGATAGTAACGCGCGCCCTTTAATTTGGGGTAAGGTTATGGAGCGTTATGTATTCGAGCGCAAACTAGACACGAGTTACCGCGATGGGAACCAACAAGGCAGAATACAGCATGCAACTGTAGACCGTTGGAACGGCATCCCAGACACTTTAAGAGCAACGGTGGAAAATAACATAGTCGGAGACATTAAATGCCCGTTCAGTTTAACTTCTTATTGCGATACCATAGAAGCGATTGAGGCGGGGCTAGATGTTTACAAGGTAGAGAAGAGTGAAAACTACTGGCAGTTAATTAGTAACGCTTGTTTACTTGAGGGTAAGTTAGAGATCCCATTCAACCAAGGCGAGAGTATTATCTACGTTCCTTATGCTAGTGAGCTGCCCGATATTAGAGACTGGATTAGTCAAGACTTTACACCTGAAAACGAAGGATTAACACCTTTCCAATGCGAGTGGATTTATAATCAAATTGTAGGATTTATCACGAGCGGTCAGGAACCAAGTTTTCCATACTTGCCAGATGCCTCAAGCTATGCCGATTTAACATCTTGGACCTTTGACATCCCGCAAGCAGATAAAAACCTACTAACCAAGCGGGTAAAAATGGCGGTGAATGAACTTAACAAACAATTAAAATAATGGAGAAAATAGACGATATGATTAAGTTCTTACAAGAGCTAAAAAAAGAAGGCGGAAGTATTCATTCAGTAGAAAAACTAAATCAATATCAAGGAAGTAGCAACGGCCCTGTACCAACTAAAAATTTTACAATTAAATTAACTGGAAATCGTAACTAAACAATGAATAACACAATACTAGATCACGTTCTAAGCGTGGTTTGCAAATCGTACAAGGTCACGCGCAAAGAGATGACCGCCAAGCAAGAAGCGGGAAGGGGTGGGGGCAATCAGATCACTCTAGCCCGTGGCGCTTATATGTTCCTTAGTTCAGAGATAGGTATATCAGGCGCAGCGGCCTCTAGGTATATCTTTCTAAACAAAGGCAATGCAAGTACCTACCGGACCAAGTTTATCCAGACCGAGAGCGAGATTAAAAAGCAAAGATTAAGATTAGCTATTAACCGAAAATTAAAGTAAGATGAAAGTAGTAATAGACGCTTCTCCGCTAGCGAAAAAAAATACAGAAATAAAGCCGACAGTAATAACTGATTTTATTGATTCACGCGGAGAATGGATTAACAGCGCAGACCCATATGGTTTAATAAAAGACGAATCAGAACTCAGGTACTTAGGGAACTGTTCGTTTGATGGTGATATGTTTGCACTTCATTATGACGGACAAATTATAATTTGTAAAGGCCACTTAAATGACGGAGTAATATGAGAGCCAGAACCAAAACCGCGACCATGATAACCACCTGCACCCTGATATCATTCATAGCCGCCTACCTAATCGCTGACGAGAGCGGCATACCTAATCCATTAGAACACTCACTGCTTATCTATGGATTGTGGGTGTGCGCGGGAATCCCTATTGGGGTGGTGACGGTTATATTTTCATTGTTAATTACACCGATTAGAGAACTAAAAAAACAGATAAAAGAATGAGTGA